CCATGAGTCAAACAACGATACCAACAGGCTCGTTCGTGGCTCTGGAGTTGATTGAGCATTTGAATGCAGAACTCGCCCTTTTGGGCGAGGGGCTCTCTACTGGAGAGCCCTGCATTACAGACACGGCCATCCTTATGGGTGACCCTGGCTGCAAGGGTGTGCTAACTCTTCACAACTTAGTTGCGGAAGAGGAAGCAGCTCTCGAGCAACAGCTTGGACGTCAAATAACGATCCAAGATTTGCAAGAAGCTAACCCTATTCATCTGCCCTGGCGCCACTTTAGTTGCGCAGGGGATGATCACACCGCCATTGGACCAAGCAAGTACTTGGACAATATTGGTGTAAACCACCAAAAGAACCAAATGGTTCTTTCCAAAGGTAAGCATCTTAGAAGCTTACATGGTGGTTATTACTGCGAACGTGTCATGTTCAAAGGACCTGACACGGTCTACGTAAAACCAGATACTGGGTGGGTAAGTTACCCACAACACATTCTGGTTGATTCGATAAAGGTGAGATTACTCTCGCCAGAATCGAAAGACCGAGAGTCAGAGGTTGAAACCAACCCTGCAATCGGTAAGGCCCGGTTACTGTATAAACAGTTACTATGGAGCCCACCCGGCTGGGAGAGGACACTTAATGTCCTGGTCCAGCGTAGGTTCCGAGGGAGGATGTTTAAATATCTTCCCCGGAAACAGAACGGTGCTTTAGCACGACGTTCTGAGTTACCAACATGCCTAGGAGGCATAGGTATGAGTCCACCCTTCTTTGAGGGGTGGGACCTCGAAAATGTATTGCTCGAGTTATCGGACAATCATTTAAGACTTATTCAGCATGCCCTTAAGGGCATACCCCTGGATGCTTTTGCATGCAGGGCGCTGAGTAAGTATACATCTGATAGGTATGCCAGAGGCATAAAATTAGATGACGCCATAGATCTGTTAGTTGACAGACTCTTTGACTTAACCCCAACCTACAACCAAAAGGTTGTAGAGGAAGAAGCCCGTACTAAGTATAGGCTCCGACAGGGGTTAGGGTTTAGACATATGCTTAAGCATATATCCAAACTCGGATATGAAACCAAATCTTCTCTTAAGAGAAAGCTTGCACGAGCAGTGAACCAAGAGTTCCTGCTGGTGTCCTCCGTCGGGAGGGGTTTCAAAACGGCATCGTGGGAGGAACGAAGTTCCTCCTACGAAGTCGATCTTCTTATCGCACTCGTTACGAACGAGGTGGAAGAAGAATATGATATGAAATTTATCTATGATAAAATCATGTCATACTCCAATGCTGAAAGGCTCTCAAGAGCCATCCAGCAAATGGAAAACTATCTCGATCCCACGTATGAGATCGTTCTAGAAGATGGTGCGAGCTATAACATCCTTAAGGATTTAAAGCAAAACGCACCAAATACGAAGTTACCCCCAACAAAGGGTTTCGTATCTAGGTAGTTACTGTCTTTAGACAGCTTCTACCTACACGGTCGTTGCCGCATTAAGGAATCAAGTTCCGCCATTACTAGTACAGTGTACTAATGTGGTGCAAGACAACGGATGTCCGCGATCTGAAAGCGACCGAACATAAACTGCTCAATCCCCCATAGGGGAAAACTCTCAGAGTT